TCCTTGTACTTCTCGCGCCCCCACGCCTCCTGCCCGGCCGCCGCGAGGTCCACCAGCTCCAGCACCTCGTCCGGGGCGGCGCTGTCGAAGTTGTGGCTGTCGAGCATGAAGGACAGCCGCTTGCCGTCCTCCGTCCAGCGGATCTGGACGATCGGGTTCGCGAACGGCTTGCCGCCCGCGATGCTGCACCAGATCGCGTAGTGGTACGGCTTCACGTCGCGGGCACGCACCCGCACGAGCACGGGCTCATCCACGGGGCACCCCCATCGCGGCGCGGGCCGTCGCCTCGGTCGGCGGCGTACCGTGACGCACGAAGCGCACCACCGGGCCCACGCTCGTGCAGCCGAGCCACACGGGCGCGGCCTCCGGCGCGAGCACCATCGTGACCTCGACCTCGGCGCCGTAGGGGCGCTCCCAGAACCGCGTCCCCATCCACGCCTCCGCCACGCATCACGGACTCGATATACTGTGGTGGCGCCCCACGTTCCCGAAGCCATGCGAGGCGGTCCTGCATGTCTGCATCCAGTGCCGCACGCGATACTGGCGGCGGCAAGAGCCTGATTGCCGAAGCCAGCGCGTCCACGAGATCCTTCCGGGGACTGGAGGGAAAACTCGCGATCTCTTGGCGCAGTTCTACTTGCCGTGGATGCAGAAACAGCCTCCCGGCCGCCGTCACCGGCTTCAGCACTTGCCTGATTCGAAAGTCCTTATCCACGTTCGTCGGCTGCCAGACTTCTTGCAAGGGCAACCTGCGCGACTCCACCCTTGCACGCTGCTGGGTCAAGTCCGCATACACAGCCTGCATCGCATTCGCCTCAACCCCGTACACCAGCGGCTGCCACTTTTCGCACTCCTCGAACAGAATATCCTGCATTTCCGTAGCACTGTACTTTCCCGACCGGGCGCTAAGGACAAAGATCCTGCCAATCGGGTCCTGCCCAATCGTCACCCACGCCGCCCGAGCCGCACTGAACTTCAGTGTCGTGCCGGGTTTCTTTCGCCCGGCTGGATCATGAAACCCCACACGCACGAGGTCCATGAATGCTGTCTGGACTTCACTCATTTGAAGCCTATGGTCCCGTACTGCCGGGCCATCCATTCGTCCCGCCCACCCGGTACACCATCGTGGCCATACTGTGCCAGTCGCTTGTGAAACTCGTCCAGTGTCACTGGCCCATGCCGTGCTGGGTCCGGCATGCGCGCCTCTGCGCCATACGCGCGCACCAGCACCGCGTCCCGGTCATCCGTATTGAAACTCACGCAGTCATCCAGCCAGTCATACTCCCGCACTTCATGCGCATTGAAATCTGCGATACTCGGGTCCGCCAAGCTGTTCATGTACATCAACGCAAATCGTACCGGATCAGCCGCTTGCAACTGGATGATATTCTCCCAGTTGTACCCCATTTCAGGGAACACAATCATGCCGTCTTCGATGATACTCCTGATTCGCCACTCTACTGTCGGGTCCGGGTGCCGATGCCCATCGAAGTCATTCATGATGACATAGTACAAATCATGCACCGCCCAGTGCGTACCGACCGTGTACTCCAAACTATACTGCTGATCGTCCAGCAGCGCCCGGCTATCCTTAAACCACTGAATCGCAGTCTCCATTACTGTCGGACTATCCGCCGCATTATCCGTCACCAAGTCATCATGCACGTGGACATTGAAGTGCCAGCCTGTAGCCGCACCGCCGACACCAATGGCAAACACACTTGGCTCCACGTATTCCTTGGTGCGTGGAATCGTCATTTCCTCCTGATTCCATCCACGCCGTGGTGTCCCTCCCTTGGGCCAGCACCTGTGCGGCCATAGCGCCCGCAGCATGTCATTGCTCTCCCACTGGCCTTCGAGCCACGTCACCCCAGCCTTCGCGTGCGTAGCCGTCTCACGTCCAAGCAGTATGCGTGTATTACACCCGGGCATGCGGTGCCCCGGATCATCACACGTCCAACCTTCCAGCAACCTGCGATGTCGACAAATCTTGTCCTGACACCCCGGGAAGTACGAATTACTTTCCTCCGGCTGGACCAGAATATGCGACACCAAGGACCTCAGCACACTCGACTTCAAGTGATTCCTAGGTGTCATCCAAAGCCTTCGCCTCGGCGTCGGCCTTTGCAACCATGCACACTCGCCACGATGAAACATCTCCGTCATCAGACTCATACCCATGACGTACTTGGCAAAGATGTACAGTTCCCTCTCCGCGAGCGTGCGAAACTCGTCAATAGCCTGCCCGCCCGGGTCCACCGTCCCCGCCTGCCGCGGCCGCCCAGTCCTTGCGTCCAGCACAATCTCCTTCTTCGGACTGGCTTCGAAGGCCGGTGTTACGCCCACAGCCACACCTAATCCATCCCCCTCGGCCCAGCCTCAGCCAACCGACGCTCAAGCTCCTCGTCCATCGCCGGTGCCACAGTCCTAGGCGTGACATCAATCGCTGGCCTGCCTCCCTCACGCAACCCACCAAGCACTCGGTCCATTGCATCCCCGGTTAGCACAAGCACATGCCCCTTCTCCCCGTCCCCACCACGCTTCGGCTCCTCACGCTCAAACAAGTCCGACAACAGCCCAGCCTGCGACTTCCCTTCCAACCTCGCCCCGCTCGGCAGCACGCCCGTAGCCACAGTCGCCTCCACGTGCGCCCGCCATGTCACCAGCCCCGCAGCAGCCACGACCCTCTTATACACATGCCCATACTCCGGCTCCGCCTCCAGCCCTGTCACCTCACTTGGCAACATGTCCAACACCTCCGCCACCACCAGCGTATCCGTCACCCCGGCCGCACGCAGCAATGCCACCCGAGCCACTGGCGCCATGACGACATCACTGTCCGCCAACCTCGCGCGCGCAGGCTCGAACACTTGCCAAGGCTCCGGAGCAGCAAGAGCATCCCTGCCAGCTTCCGGTACCAACGGTTCGATCACTTCCACTGGACCATCCTATCCATCCCGTTGATCCTGTGCACCAAGGGCGAGGTGAGTGGGCGGACAAGAACCCAACTCACCCCGACCCCCAGTGTGCGCAGGATGGGGCTGCCGAGCCGGATAAGGAGGGAGGGAAAACCGTACCCGACAGCCCCCACGGGGAGGATGAGGTCCCGTGTAGGTGTGTTCTAGCCTAGCGGTGGCCCTTGTGTCAAGTAGTAGGTTATTTTACTACGGTATATTTTTTGTGGTGCGATTCCTAGGGGCGCTTCAGGTCCTGCACCAACCCGCGTGGGGGCGGTCGGGGGTGTGCACGGGCGCGAGCGGCCGCGCGCGGGGCATAGACTATGCCATAGGGTAGGCTAGGCTTAGGCGAAAGTGTAGCGGTGCGGACAACGCGCCGGTTGGGCCTAAGTGCCTGATATCACTACGCTTTCCACGCACTAAACAAGGGCGAAAACGACTATTGTCCCTGATTCCCCTATACCCGAGGGGGGAAGTTGAGGTGACACGTTCGCTTTGCCCACGTAACCCTATGTACTATAAGCATAATTTTAAGCTTATATATATATAAGGCCCCCTCCCCCTTAGCTTGGGTATACGGCTTTTAGCCTATAGCCGCGTTTTCGCCCCCTTTTAGTGCGTCAAAACCCCAGCGATTCCGGACACTTGACGCCGTTTCCCACGTTGTCCGCGGCCCGGCTTTCGCCCCCGACAGGGTGCGTGCGGGATTCCCGCACGGTGCGGGGATTTTCCCGCGCCGCTTTTCCCGGGGCGAAACCGGGTAACTGCCCGGAAACGTTGAGCTTTTTGGGTGCGGGATTTCTGCCGCAGTTTTCCCACCCATTCGGGGGGCGAACAAAAGACTGCGAGTCCCGAAACCCGAGCGATTTCGCGGGGTTACGTGACTCGGCACGGCGCCTGCAATGTCTGGGTCGCCGAGTCGGGTTCAACCGTCCGGCCGGACCGGGGGTTTCTCCCGGCCTGACAGCGGGGAGTCTAGATTCTCCCCGAACGTGCGCCGGTGGTCCAAACCGGGGCTAGGGTAATACGGCTGAAATAGGCCCTACCTAGCCCCGGACGTAAGCCGGAGCATGACGGTCCGGAGGTTTAGCCCGGCCCGTAGACAATCGCGAAAGGTATTGGCTAGCGGCCAGTGCCCCAGTAGCGAGCCCCTAGGGTAACCTAGGGGACTGAAGATAGGCTGTCAGAAGAAAAACAACACTAGGGAGATGGCTATGAAACTCACTGATTTTGACGGTATTGGTGCAGTAAGCACTGAGCAAGGGTTTACCCTTGTCGAACTGGAAGACTCGCCCGATTTCATCGCGGTTTTGGTCCCGCTCGTTGGCCGCAAGGTCGAGGGCACGGGACGCGAGACAACGGCGGCTGATGGCAGCAAGGTCAAGGGTGACCCGTATACCAAACTGGAAATCGTCCCGCTCACGGATCCTGTCCGTGACGGCACGTCTGGCACGGCATGGGGATTGGCCTTGGACCTGCCGGTCAAGTCGGCTTTGCACGTGAAGCATGGGCTCAAGACCATGCGGATGAAGATCACGGCGAGCCTACAGGGTGGCGATGCGGCGGCGACAAAGACCAAGGTGCCCGCGAAGACGATCACGGCACTGTAAGACGTGCCTTTCGGGGCGGGACCGGCGGGGCGGGACCGAGTCGGGACCGGGGCGAGAATGCCCCGGAAACGGCCGGAAACGCCCCGCCACGGCACGGGACCGGGGCGGGACGGGCATCGGCTCGGTCCCGCCCGGGACGGGCGCCACGGGGCGCGCATGGTAGGTCAGAGGATGAAAAGAGTAACACCGTTGGTGGAAGGGTTTACTAAAGTCATTGTCCGGCAACAGGACAAGGCCGAACGGGTTCGCATGATTCCGAAAGCTGAAGCGGAGAGATTGCAGCTTGAGGCGCACAAGCGGGAAGCGGCGGAGTACGTCAGGCAATGGGCTGCGCACAGGAAGCGTGAGGCAATGCGCAAGGTGGATACGGGACTGGACAGTGTGGACGGGGAAGTTTACGGCGCTGCGCCGTACGTTGCGATTCTTCAGACCCTGTACAAGTGGGTCTGAGTAAGCAGACACAAGCGTAGGACAGTGTGGAGTGATTCTTCACACTGTCTTATGTTTGTTTGTGTTTACTCGGAGTGAGTAATTAGAGTGTGCATCTGTGCTAAGGCGCAGCGGTGGACAAGCTAACGAAAGCTGTGGGATGGGTTGGAGTGTGGGTAAACTAGGGATAATTCATGGCTGACTTCTGTAAGCAGTGTTCCGACGACGACGGTTTCGAAAACAGTTTTGCTCTTATTGGAACGAATGCAAAGCAGTTGTTTCCGGTGTTGTGCGAAACGTGTGGCCCAACAATCGTTGACTGGACTGGTATGTGCGTTGGACGTTGTGACGTTGATACGCATTATGACGCGTCGCGGCGTGATAATGACCCTGTGCTTGTTGAGTACGATAAGTATCGTGAAAGGCAGCGAAAGACGATTGAGTTGATCTAGGGGTAGTCACATGGCCAAGAAGACTGAGCTTTTGCCGCACATTGTCACAGTGCGGTTGTCTGATGTACAGGTAGCGTTGCTGCAAGAATGGGCAAGCGAGGACGACCGCACGATTGTGTGGTGTATCCGTAAGGCTGTGCAGTTGGAGTTGCAGCGCAGGGAATTCAGGGCGGAAATGGCTGCACTGGCGGAGACGAACTGATGGCTAAGTTGAAGACTGGGGACAAGAAAGCTGCAACGGGCAGCGTGGTTAAGGTGTGTACCTGTACGCATGCGTTTCAGGATGCAACGTATGGGAAGCGCATGAGGCTGCATACGGTTGGTGTGGGTGCGGTTGGTCAGACCAATGACAAGTGCACTGTGTGTGGGCGTAAGAACTAGCCATGCCACTGTTTACATGGACACATTGTGGCTGGGGATTGTGGTTCATTGAGACTACGATACCACAGTGGATTGACATGGACGGGCATACGTTTACACGTCCTGTGTTCATCGGGTACATGTATTCGAGACAGGATTAGGTAGACTTGGGCAAAGCTGACCCCTAGCAGCAATGTCCTGTGGTTGAGTATCGGCGTGTAGCTGGCTCAACCACGAACTGTAGTCAATACTGGCCAAGCAGTGACTACAAAAGCAGTCTTGTGGCTTTGGCACACAAGACTTTATTGAGGGCTCAAGATAGTGCTGGACTAGGCTAGTAGCCTGCCCTTTAAGCCCTGAGTGTGTGAGCTTGAACATGCACTTGGGCACAATTTGCTCGTGTAGCTCAGTGGTAGAGCAGGGGTTTTGTAAACCTCAGGTCGTAGGTTCGATCCCTATCGCGAGCTTTGATATTGCCCAAGCAGGTAGTGGGACAAACACGCCTTCAGTGACTCGGACTGAGGCTGATAGGGCGCATAGGTGAACGCTTGGATTAGCTTATGTGCGCAAGAGTTGAGTACTAGGGGTAACACATGTTCAGTACAGATGTTTGGGTAGATGAACAGGGGTACTGGTGCTGGTACATCGTGCGGACTGAAAGGCTGCTTGTTGTCACGGCACATGGACCGTATCACAGCGCTGATGAACTGATGCGGGCGGTCATGGGGTGTATGCATGCGTAGATTTCAATGCATCATGCGTGAGGCTTTCGAGGACACATGTGACTTCGTCCTGTACGGCGTTGTTGTGTGTGGCAGCGTTGCATTTGTGATGTTCAGTGCATGGATCATGTTTCTCGCTGCAACATGGCTGCACGAACGGTTTCAGTAGGGCCGGGCAATGTCTAGCTCAATGTGGCGAAACATGACCACGGACGAGGTGCTGCTTGTTCTTGGTGTCTTGCTTGGGGTCATTGTGTCTGTATACGCAATGTTCGGAGGGCATTCATGGCAAGTCTATGGCGAGCGTTCGATCTCAACGTACGCTTCTGGGGTGTGTCCAAGGGAGTTCGCATGTTCTTGCGAGTGCTCTGGGTGCGAGGATGGAAGTGGTTCGAACGGAAGCGTCCAAGCTTTCGCATCTGAGACTGAATTGGAGCGTGGCGCAGTCAGGTAGCGCAACGGGCTTTGACTCCGTTTGTCGGAGGTTCAAATCCTCCCGCTCCAGCCATAAGGAGGTACGCATGCCACCCGGTAAGTAAGTGTGGGGTTTGGTATCTTGAAGGGGACTGGATGGATACGGCTTTACATCCAGTCCCCATGTTCTGCATTCAGAGCTATGTGTGAGATAGCTTTGACTGGAGTACATGGATGAAGATCATGTACAAGGTGTGGGATGGTGATCGTGGCTTGCGCAGGCATGACACTATAGTCACTTCCCGCAATGGCCCTGTCGTCTAGCGGCGGTGCGGTGATGGAGTCTACGGTAATCTGGCTTTTCGCTGGTTGATTCGGTCAAGCAAAGTAGGTCAAGCGCAACATGGTGCGTATTGAGAGAAATGCGTCAGCCCGCTACACACCTGAGAATTGTACAGTATCGTACCACCGCTCGGCACCACAGGACACCTTGGCTCTCACCGAGGGAACATGGGTTCGAATCCCATTAGGGCTACCATTTGCGTGCAACGGGTAACAAAGGAGATTGAACATGGCCCAGATGAAGCTCGCGCAAGCGCTGCTTCGCCGCAAGGAATTGCAGGCGAAAGTGGATCAACTGAAGTCCATCAAGGACAAGGACCTGTTCGAGGTCAAGGGCAAGCGCATGAAGGTGACCGACGAGATCGACGACGTCGTGCTCAACGTGCCGGTGCTGGACTCGAACGAACTGACGCATGCGTATGACTGGCATGCGCGGCAGTTGCGCTTCGTGGATGCTGCGATTCAGCAGTGCAACTGGACCACGGAGATCACAGTGGACGATTCGGTGGCGACAGACTACGCGCCGCCGACGAGTAAGGGGCATTCGCGAGCGGCCAAGTAGCCGCCGAAGAACACACTGGGTTTGCTCGATAGCATCAGGGCGCATGGGTAAAGGCTGCTTCGGTGCCTTAAACCGCAGGCATTGCGCAATGTCATAAGCAAGGCTACGTGAATTCGTGGCACAGACGTCAATCTGTAATCTGACAACCAACTGCTAATTGGAACAGGGATTCTAGGTCCTTCAAAAACCTGGGTAATCCGACTGCCCGATTTGAGTACTGTGTTGTTCCGATTATACCGACTGAGTGTGTAGAGGCTGCTGGTGGACGCCAGTAGGCAACTACCGAACATCCGCTTATTGACTGTCCGACTATCGACTAACCGTACCCTAGACTGGTGCTATCGCTCAAGCCCAGTGTGTTCGAAGATTTGGAGACTGGCATGCCAAAGCTGTATGAATTGAAGCGCGGGGCTGTGATTGTGTGCCCGATGAGTATTGGTGTTAAGAGCATCGACGTCGTGTTCGATCACGTCGATGGTATGTACAGTCTTTGTTCGAGTCCGATGGGACCTGTGCACTTGGCGGCTTCGACGCCGCTGGTACAGCGTCCGGATGGAAAGTACGAAATAGACGCACAGTAGTGGGTACTGTGTAGATTATCCCCATCGTCTAGCGGTCGGGTGTGTAGGGTGAAACAGTCTTAGGACGCCAAGGCACTCAAACGACACCGAAATAGGACATCACGCCTCTCAGCGTGGAAACGCAGGTTCGAATCCTGCTAGGGATACCATTTGACGGCTACGGATACACTAGGGGCATGTGATGGCATTGAAGGTTGCAAAGAACCCTGACTGGCAAATGGATGCGGAACTGAGGTTCAGCCTTGGGGTTTGGACTGCGGTGCCTTGGGCCAGTAGACCATGGAACCGACAGGCATTCTGTCGTACGCGGTTTGGTGCTGGTGAGCCTTGTGGCTGCCTTGGGTACTACTACAAGCACCCGACGCACATGGCGCACATGGATGGTGTCAACGAGAACGTTGAGTTCTATGCAACACTGGATCATGCTTTGCGTGGTCGAGTCACAAGCATGAAGCCCGGTCGGTACCTTGTGCGGTACTTTGGTATGGACCCGATTACGGCTGAACGCTGGTCTGGTCGCTGCAAGGGTGCACAGTACGTGCTGGAGTTTGGATTTACATCTGAGGAGTTCGTCGCGGTGTATACGACACCGGGACCGGCGAATGACAATCGGTCATGCACAGGGTCGCAGCCGTGTATGTCGTATCCGACGAACAAGTATTCGCAGTGCAAGGGCTATCATCCGGTTGAAGTCTATGGTGCCGGGGATCTTGCTGTGGCTTTTGTGCGAGACGAATTGCACAACAATGGCATCGCGGCACGTACACTGACGTGGCCTGCCAAGAAGCTGTATAGTCGGCTATATGGCGTGCCGGGGGTGATTGAACCCTTGTTGGTCAAGGCGGGGTTTAGTCCGTGTAGTGGGTCAAACAATTTCTACGGTGCAAAGTTGAAGCACATTGTGCTCGATGCACGACACAATCTGTGCCTCATGCCGTATATTGACGGCGGGTATGCTGTGAAACATGGCACCGGGGCTGATGCCGGTGTGTATCTGTATCTCTGCTCACGTGATTCAAACATGGCTGGAGGAACAGGGAATCCGAATGGGACGACGGAGTTGTTCAGGCCATGCGACAAGTGTGGCCAGTACTACGGCCAGCATTTGGTAAAGACATGTGACGGCACGATGATTCGGGCTTGTGAGACGTGTGTTTCTAAATCGCGTCCACGAACTTCGTGGTATACGCAGGTGGGACAAACTTGTCACATATGTGAGTGCCTTTTGCTTGGTAACGCCATCGCTGCGGTTACGGTCGAAAATTACAATCGGGGCCGCAGGTATTGGCGCACTGAAGTTGTGTGTATGTCATGTTGGCCTTCCGTACAGGACACGTACGAGGCAAACTTGACACCGGCGGAGTTGCAAACGGTGTATACGGCGCTGGGGCTGTCTGCGGCACGGTTTACAAACGTGCCAATCCATGTCACCCGCAGGGTGCACTTTATCTGCACTTGTGGCGAGCCACGGACACTTGGGGCGCACCGAACGTGCTGTGAACCAAGTGTAGACCAACGTAACACGTGGCGTTGGTGGACTGTTGATGCTGACGGACGTGTGCGGCGGTTGATTACCGGTGCTCAGCGTCCGTATTTTAGTGACGGCTACTGGCGCAATCCGAGTTCGGGTAGCGTTGACGGGTATGTGTTGAGTAATTTGAGCGGTTTGTTGCCGTCGGTTACGTGTTGGTTGTTGCCGGAAACGGGGACGCCGTTGATGCAGCGACTTTTGGCTGATGATAGGGGATTTGTGACACCACAAAACCGTGCGGCGTTGCAACTTGAGCTTGAGCAAGTGGGTTGGTGGTACAATGTCGACTAAGGAAACAGTAGCTATTGTGCCTAAGGCTAAGGCTGGACGGCCGCGGATTGTACGGTTGACACCGGGGCCTGTGCGACCGGAAGCGACGATTGCAGCTGATACCCGATTGCTCGGTATCCTGCGCTGGATGCGGCCGCATGATTCGGACGTTGAAAAGATGTTCGTGCAGCGCACGTTGGGGAAATTGCCGGGTGTCGTAGTTGACACATTCGGCAACCATCGTGTGGTTGTCGGAGATGCAGCGCCGGTTGCACTGTGGTCGTGTCATACGGACACGGTACACCATGTTGCGGGCATTCAGAACATCGGCATTGACAAATCCGGCTTGGTCTGGACCAAGGACGGTTCGTGCCTTGGTGCTGACGATGGTGCTGGCGTATACCTGTTGCTCAGGATGATTGAGGCAAAGGTGCCGGGACTGTACGTGTTCCATCGTGGCGAGGAGCGTGGGTGCCTTGGGTCCAAGTGGCTACTGGAGCATGACAAGGCTCGGCTGGATGGTATCAAGTTTGCCGTGGCCTTTGATCGCAAGGGTACGACGGATATCATCACGCATCAGAGTGGCACAAGGACGTGCAGCGATGCGTTTGGCAAGTCGCTGGCGGTGGCGCTTGGCATGGAGCACAAGTGTAGCGCCAATGGCTTGTTCACGGACACGAATGTATACCGTAAGGTGATCCCGGAGTGTTCCAATGTGGCTTGTGGGTATGAGAATGCTCATGGGTCACAAGAGGAACTGGACACGGATTACGTGATGCAGTTGGCACTGAAGCTGTGTGCCTTGGATGTCACGAAGTTGGTCTGCGAGCGTGATCCGGCTGTTGTCGAGGATAGCTGGTCTGCGTGGACGTCACGTGAAGGTTACGGACGGTATTATGGTGGTATGTCCAACAGGACATACAATCGCTCCGATCCGAATTACTATGCATGGGGTTCGGAGGCACCGCCGCACTGGATGGGTTACAAGGGTTTGGTTGTCCGTGGCTGGCAGTGGGAAGATGACAAGTGGACATCGACACGGGTTGAGCCGAAGACGTCGAAGACTTTGGCAAAGACGTGGGTTGCTGGTGGCTATGGGACGTTCAGGGACTTGCGCCAAGCGGGTTATGCCGGCAAGCCGCAGGATGTCAAGAAGTTCAATGTGGTAAAGCTGCCACCGGGTAAGTCGTGCTGGATTGAAGGGCATTTCACGGATGAATCGCCGATTGGATGCACGGTGTTCGGTGGCGTGTGGTCGGTGATTTACAATACACGTACACCGGGTGGACAGGTGTACATGGCGGCTGCGGATGACAAGCGGTGGGTACGCAAGGTTGAGCCGGTGAAGGCTTTGCCGAAGCCGATTGTGTCGAAGCTGTTCGCGGACAGTATCGCTGGGTACTACACGGATTTGGATGATGATTGCGTGTCGGAGATGGAGACACAGCGAGCAGGTGCAGAAGCACTTGCGTCGTTGAACACATGGCAGGCGTTGGTTACCATGTGTCGGAATTACCCGGACGCAGTGACTGAGTTGTTGTGTGAGACATGTGGAGCGAATACGGAAACGTTGCAGTATCTGGATTCGCTGAAGCCAGAACAGATTGCAGAGATTCTGTGGGGTCGTAAGATCCGTGCACGAGATCTGCTCGATTACATCTAGGGGTAAGTAATGAGTACGGACGCAGTCATGGTGCAGAATTGTCACGAAGATTTCTTGAACATGTGCTTCACGCTGGCCCGACAGGGTCGGTGTGCGATGGAGACGCCCAACGGGTATACGTGTACTTTGTCGAAGGGTCACTGGGGGCCACATGTGGCGCATGATGGGAGCTTTGAAATCTGTCGATGGTTTTGTAACAGCGGTGTGTTCGCTGTGGAGACGTTGGCATGGGTGCAGCGTGGACAAGTGTTGAACGTGCACAATCGCATCGCAGTGCTGTCTGTGCTTCAAAGTGGGTACTGGACAAAGGTGACGTTGACTGCACGACCGCTGGCACAAGTACCGCAGAAGGTTGTGATGCTTCAACATGCGTTTCCGCAGTACGATAGGGAACAGGCGATCAAGGCTAAGACTGTTGAGTTGGATACGTCGGTGGTCTTCGACGAAGACGACGACGACGAGGAAGACGAGCTTTAAGCGAATCTACGCTTAACCGCCACCAAGCGGGTTCTTGGTACCACAGGTAGATGCTGTGCGTGTGTACACACAACAGGAGTGGAAATGAGTTACATCGTGAAGCTGGGACACCAGTATGTGCAGAAGCAGGCCAACGGGACGGTTGTTCTCGTCGGCAGTCAGCGTGAGGCGACACGCGTCGAGGACCGCGAGACGGCATCGGCGCTGTCGGACGCGTACGAGGCGACGCAGGTTCGTCAGGTCGCGAGGCCGGTGAAGCTGGCGCGCAAGGCGTCGCGCCGGTAAACTGTGGTCACTGTGGGTCAGGGGAATGCCTCTGGCTCACAGTGGCGTCAGGTGATGTATGCATAGCAAGTATCAGACTGAGGCCGAGGTTGTAGCTCGTCGGGTTGTTGTTGCGCTTGAAGTGATACGTGCACAACGTGGGATCACGTATGCTGAGATTGGTCGTAGAGTTGGCATTTGTCGCTCCGACGTAAGTAAGATTTTTCGTGGCGAGTTTCGAGCCGTGCCGACACTGGCAACGCTCAAGGCTATCGCAGATGCGCTTGAGGTGAACGTTGAGTTGAAGTTGCGCCGACAGGTAGCGCAATGATTGAATCAGTACAGGGCCTGCTTGGCTGGTATGTGGATACCGGATGGCGTTGGCTTGTACTGGCAATGCTTACTGCGTGGATCAGTACGATCTGGTTTGCGCGGTGGCCGGAGGAGTAGGTACATGATGGCGAAGGAATTGTCTGTGGTCCTTGCAGAGATTGCGGTGCTGGAGTGGTTGTCTGGGTTGTGGGTTGAGCGGTGGGCTTGGTTTGCTGCGGATCTGATGTCGGATAAGGGTTAGGTGGTGTGATGGTGAAGACTGCTTGTACGAAAGCTCCTGATGCACGTTGCGTGACACTCCCAGATGGGTCTTGTGTTGGCGTTGGTTGTATGCACGATGGTACAGCTATGAACGACAAGCGAGAAGCTGCGCTGTTCGCTCTGGAGGCGCTGCGAGAGCAGGCGCAGGATTGGGCGAATCGGATGGGAACGTGCAACGTCATTCCGGCGGACATAGCCATGTACTGCAACAGCGCCATCGCCCGCCTGCGCGCCGAGCAGCCCGCGCCTGCTGCGCCCACGAGCGCGGAGCCGGTGGCGCGTCGCTACAGCGCAACCGGCGGTGTCCCGTGGACTCACGGCTCATGGCTACCGGGCGATGTTCCGCGACCGAACGAGGAACTATTGTTCACCGCCGCGCAACTCGCCGCCGCCCGCGACGAGGGCGCGCGGGCTGCCGAGGCGCGCATCTCGAAGCTGCGCGGGTTCGTCGGGTTCGAGGCCGAGAACTCCGACAGCGAATGCACGCGCGCCGCTCTGCGCGCCGCCCTCGTCGCCGACGACGCGGCGAAGGAGGTGTGGCGGTGAGCGCCGCGAAGCAACGCGCGACGGTGCGCGGGTGGGCGTGGACCGTATCGGCGGGACGGGACACCATTGCGTGTACCGAAGACGAACCGTGGCCCCAAGACGAAGGCATCGCCTGCCGCTGCCTCATCGTGCCGGACGTGCCGTGCGCGCCGCATCGCGTGAAGGCCGATGATCCCGGCTGGTGTTACGAGTGCGGCAGTGTGTTCGACGAAACGAGGAAGCGCTGGCGCAAGCCGCGTATCCTACGCGCGGCGAAAGCGGCCAAGCGCCGCGAGGAGGAAGCGAAGTGACCGATGAAGCGGAAGTCTCACTGAGCGTTGTGTACCTGCGCGCAACCGAGAAGGCGTACTGCGTTCTATACGAGGGCGAGGAGCGGTGGATTCCGAAGTCCGTCGTGACGGACATCACTGAGGATTTGGTCGCGGGTGAGGAGATCGACCTGTTCGTCAAGCCGTGGTTCGCGGAAAAGGAGGACTTGGCATGAGAAGCACGGGAGACGACACCCCTAGGCTCGTGACCGACGCGCAGATCGACGCCCGCGCCCGCGCCGTTGCGCGCGAGGAGATCGCGCGGGCGCTGCGCGAGTTGGCCGGGGATTGTGGCGAAAGTGCCGCCCTCGACTGGTCGTACGGACGAGGCGGCGACATTGCCGATGCCGTCTACAATAGCCTCTGCGCCGTTGGGTGTTGTGCGGAGACTCTCGCCGCGTCCCTCGAAGCCGCGCCGCGCGAGGAGGCACGGTGTCCACAGTGCAAAGGGGTCGGCAACGTGTGGCGCGGTGGCAGTTACGGTGAAGCGGTCGCGTGCCCCGGATGCAGCGAGGCGCGCGAGGAAGCGCGAGTATACCCCTGCGACAAGTGCGGGGTTATGCGGAGCAAGGCAGAGGGAGGTACGGTGTTCTCCGTGTGCGACAAATGCTGGGACGCCGCGCCCACCGAGGACGAGGCCGCGCTCGCCATCGCGCAGCCCGCGCCGTCCAGCCTGCCGCCGCTCGTGGGGCCGCGTTGGCACCGCTGCTCGTATCGTGACGCAAGCGATTTCGGCATGGACGACCGCACCGCCGCCCGCGAGTGGGAGCGCCTGTGCCGCGAGGAACGCGCAGCGCGGGAGCGGGACATGGGAGCGCAGCGACGTGACCTCGTGCGTATGGAGGCCGCCGAACGCATTCTCCGAGAAGTCAGGAAGGAATGCGATGAGTACCGCGAGCGCGCGGAGAAGGCCGAGCGCGAGCGCGACGAGGCGCGGGCCACGCCGCGAGGCTTCGTGCAGGTCGGAGCATGGGAAGAAGCGCGAGAGGAGCGCAACGAGGCGCGGGCGGTGGCGCAGGCCATCCGCGAGCACGCGGGCGCATACGCGCTGCCGCCGCTGCCGTGGGAGGTGCAGCCGTGAGCGCGTGCGGCGGCGGCATCTGCCTTCACGGCTACCCCGGTGGCTGTATCCGGTGCGAACGGGACGATGCGCTCGCGCTGGGCATGTCCCTCGAAGGCGCGGTCGCGCGGCTGGAGGCGGAGAACGCGACCCTGCGCGCCGCGCTCGCGGAGGCGAATGGGTACATTGAAAAGATGAATCAGGTGAAGAAAGTTGACTACGGATGCTCGTTCCACGACTTCCTCGCCCAACGCACGAAGGAGTAAGAACATGAAGTTTACAGGACGTCGAATCGAAACGGACTACGGCACCCTCGTCATCTACCGCGACCGCGCGGGCGACCTGCGCTGGAAGGTGCTCGCGAAGAACGGTCGGAAGATCGCAAACGGGAGCGAGGGCTACAAGACCAAACGGTCGCTGAAGCGCGGATTGGACATTGCCTCGATGGTGCTCGGTTGCGCGGACCCAGTGACGCTGTGAGCGCATCGGTGTCATGTAGATATTGCAAGGCTACAAACCTGAAGTGGCACAAGTCACCAGTCACCAGCATATGGCGTCTATGCGAAGATGGTGAATGGCCACAGCCACACAAGTGCCACATGAAAGTCAGTCCGAAGCTAAACATCTACGCAGTTATTTCGCGTGCAGTCTCCGAAGGCAGTGCCTATGGAATTCACCGAGCATTTAAGCATACAGATGAACCACCACGGGACACGTTGATCGAACACGTTGAACGTGAAGTAATGAATGCCCTCTGTGACGTCATTGACTTCGGAGACGACGATGAAACACCACCACAATCAGTTGCCCAAGCGATTGCTTGAGTCCATAAAATGCCTACGAATGGATGGTGACCCACTCGCCGGACGGATCTTGGAGCGTGAAACACGCGTTGCCCGGCGGCGAACACAGGCATGGATAGCGAAGAAACTACGAAACCTTCACAGCTACAAAAAACAACTTGCACGAGATGCACAAAAAGCATATGCTGCGCACGTTGACGCTGCTTTGGAGGTGGATGCTGATGACGAAGACACGGACACGGACTGATGGTCCGGTTGTAGCCTATACGTTTCGAAATACACCGAAGGCTACGGTGGATGAACTACGACTGTTGTTGGCGTTGGTCTTGCAACGCGGTACAGGCGAGTTCCAGACGATGCAAGAGATTGCTGCTGCGGCACTTACACGTGGTACAAAGGTCTTGCGACAGGAGTTGACTGGACATGACTGAGGATGATGTCGTAGATGAACCATCTGCGGCGGACCAAGGATTGAAACTATTCGCAAGCTTGATGTTCGGCTTCAATGTGCTGAAGCAGCAGCTTGTAGAACTTACAAAAGAACTCGACACTGCTGCGGATGCGAACATGGATCTAAATGTCCGCAAAAGCATCAAGATCCGGGCACTGGAACTCCGTGCGGTGTATACGCAGGCTGCGGCAACGCAGTTGATGCTTGAAATGAATCGTGCGCAGCTTGAACTGCTTGTGGAGATCCATGCTGCAATGGGTTGCACAGCCCGAAGGGACAACTGATGAAAAGGATTCTTGTCAGTCATAGCAGCTTGGAAGCCCGAGCTTCGTGTGAGTTGTACAGTGGTCTAAGGAAGCTTGGATGGACCGCCAAGGACGATGCTGCGGCGCTTGTGTGTGGTGGGGCGATTCACAAGGTGCTTGAGGCGTTTCGAAATGGTGTCGATGCGGAGGCGTGCATTGACCTGTTTACGAGCGTGTACAAGGACTACAGTGAAACCAGTGTTCCAGCGGACAATGCGCGTGAGTGGCGCAATGTCTGCGCGATCCTACGGGAGTACATGCGCAGGCGGCCACTGACGGCGGTGCCGTACGAGCGCATTGAGACGATTGAACAGGGCTATGCTGCAAGGCTGGTTACGATTGACAGCATGGATCTGGATGTCTGGTACTATACGCGCCCGGATGCGGTAGTGTTCCGGGATGGTGTACGATGTACGTTGGACACGAAGTCTACCGGCTGGCTTACGCGCGACTGGGCGAAGCAATGGGACGTCTCGGCACAGGTGAGCGGGCAGTTGTGGACGCTCAGTGAAGTCTACGGTGTGCCGCTGGTCGATGCGTTCATTGACGGCATTGAACTGAAGACGTTGAATAGTAGTACGCGCAAGTGTGTTGCACATAAGGTGGCGTACTTTGAATGCGCTACGGAGCATATCAATTTCCAGCATGTGTTGGTGAATCATCCGTTGGGGCTTCAGTTGCAATGGCGCAATGTCGCCGCGACCTTGGCGATGAAACAACACTCGACGCAACGGATACTTGGCAGCAATGCAGAGAATCTCATTGCCTTGGAGCAAGGTGGCTTGTTCACCGGTGCGTGTACAAAGTACAACAAGCCGTGCACGTACTATGACTTCTGTCTGACTGGGCGACATGCGGACAGGCTACCGGAGATGTTCACGCAAAGTACGTTCGACTTGGCTTCGCAAGGACCGATCATGACAAAGACCGGCCTGATGTCCTTGCCGGAATTGCTGGAGGCGCAGGATGTTTAGTGCATGTATGCGCGGCGCAGGCTGGTGGATCGCTGGCGTGGTGCTTCTCTACGGCATCGTGACGATTGGAGCTTTGGTATGGATCACCCTACACCTTGTGTGAAACGTAGCATTTTGTTGATGTGTCTTATCACTGTACCGAGTGATGAACCGCATTTTGAGTTCCTGCGGATTCAGGATGTGCAGGCATTGAATGTGCAAAATGAGGCTGAAAATGGCTACCTTGCATCCTCTGGCATTGGGTCGGTGGAGATCGTAGCGAAGGAGTGGAAAGTTGGGTAGTCAAACACCGATTGTCGCATGGTTTCGTACGCCGATTGTGGAGTATCTTTCTGTGGCACTTGGAGCGTTCTGTGAGTTCGTCAATGCCAAGCGGGCGGAGGCGGGGTTGGAGTTGGTGGACTTTGAAGCACTGGTCTTGCAGTGGACACCACCGGACATGCCGTTGCCGGATGTGGCCCTGTTGGCGCAGAATGAGATTGTGTTGCCCCCGGTAGTGACAGGGATGACTGGTCCCGTGGAGCCAACAGATGCCTAGTCCGTATCCGTACTGTCGGTACATTGTGTACAGTGACCCAATGACTGGCAAGAGTACGTTCATTGCAACGTTTCCGAAGCCGATGATTGTGTTCAGCTTTGATGGGTATCTGAAGGAAAGCCCGTACTTGGACAAGGGTTTCTATGATGATGCTTTGCAGAGCTTCGAAGATGGGACACCGTTTAGGGATGTGGTGGATACTGATGGTAGCCTGCTGATCCGCATCGTGTATCTGCATGACGAGATTCCTGAGCGGCCGACGGCGTACAAGCGGTTTCTTGCGTTGATGAATGGATTCACGGCATTGGAGCGCCGGAATTGGGAAACTGTCGTCGTGGATAGCGTCAGTGCATTGACACGAGCGAACTTCATGATGCATCAGTTTGATCTGAATAAGGACTACAAGGACCCGCGTAAGTGGTATGCGGATACGGCGGACTATGTGGAGCGAATCATTGGACGTTTCGCGTCCATGGCGGATATCAATGTAGTCCTTGCAGCGCATGTGAGCCGAAAGTACGACGAGGGGTCCAGTAGTTACCTGAGGCTTATCAAGCTTCCGGGCAGGCTGGGCCTCGATGGTCCGGATACGTTTCCGGAAATCTATCGCTTGTACGTGGAGCCAAGCACTGGTCGCAGGTTGCTCCAGACGCAGAAGCTCAATGATTCTTGGCTGGCTGGAAGCCAGTACTGTCGTGCACCCAATCCCTGCGAGCCGAGGTATTCGCAGCTTTGGGTGAACTGGACGCCACGCACTCGCCCGGTGCTGGCGGTGGCAATGGATGCTGAGGCTACGGGCACCTTGGCAATAGACACAGAGGCCGGTGCACCGGCTTCGATAACGGAGACGAGTACAAATGAGTGACATGCATACCCAGAGCGTGGCGATGCCGACGGACATCCCGACGAGTGAGACGATTGGCGGTGGGATTTACACTGTGCTGATCGAAGAAGCTGCGCCGGAAGTCAGTGACCGTGACGGGATTCTCCAGATCAAGATGGTCTACCGGATCACTGATCCGGATCTGGCCAACGCGCCGATCTATGAGCGCATTCGGCTGGGATCGGAGACGGACCCGATGGCGCGAGACCCGAGGACGTGGAAGGCGGGCCGCAGTGGTGGTCGGACACTGGCGCGGCTGCTGGATGCGGCTGGCTGCCAGAATGTCGGTGACCTCGGTGCGAACTGTCAGGGCCTGATCGGCAAGCGCCTGCTTGCTCGCGTGACGGAGACGGAAGGCAAGAACGCGAATGTCGGTCGGTTCTTCAACAACGTGCGTGCGTACTTCCGGCTCGGTGAGCGGGAACTGATGCGCGATGCGGACGTGGAGGCTGGGCTGGCTGCGGGGACACCGATGGGCGGTGGGGCAGGGAGTGTTGGTCCCGCCCCTTTGGCACCCACGGCGGTGCCGAACGTGGGTCCGGCCTCGGGTCGCGGCGCGTTCGAGTAATTGCTGTTGAAGGAACAGAACCTCCTACTTGGATGATGCGTGGTGGTGGAGTGCCTGCGTTTGCTGAGTCTGCGGCGAGCGTGAAGGTGCAAGCCGATACACGCGGAATGCTGGCTCTATGTGTTTGCTGTGGTGTGGCCGTTTTGCGGGTGGACCTCTGGAAACATTTGCAGGCTTGCGGAAGGTTCAAGTAGGTTGGACGGGGCGTGGTGGGGTTTCCACTGCGCCCCGTTTTGTTTGGAGGTTGGAGTGTCTATGCCCAAGCAAACGTTGGTTGTGGTTGTGACTCCGAGTGACATCGTGCACGTCTGCGATGTCTGTGTGACTGCGACACATGTTAGTACGTGTGACAGTGGTTTGTACTTTGACGATCTCAAAGAGGCTGAAGAATGGTTAAGCGAAGCGTTGATGACAGTGCGGCGATTGCACAAGGCACAAGCTTGCCTGTTCGACAGGTACTTGGAGAAGGGCCAGTTGACGCTAGGATTGTCCTCGTCGGAGAAGCCCCCGGGGAAGCTGAAGTAGCGCATAGGCGGCCGTTTATCGGCGCCTCTGGGCATTGTCTGGATGGCTTGATTCGGAGCGTTGGTCTTGAGCGGGGCCAGATGCGTGTGGAGAATGTAGTCCAACGTCGGCCCGAGGCGAACAAGATCGAAACGGTGCCGGGGTGGGAGTTGAATTGGTGGGGGGAGGATTTGCGCGCACGGCTTGGACGGATGCGCCCGGATGCGTTGGTGGTGCCACTCGGGGGTACTGCGCTGAATGCGTGCATGGGTTGGCCTGTACGTGGGGCCACGATCATGAAGTACCGTGGAACGGCGCTACGTGGGCCAACGGGGCACATGGTGTTGCCGACTGTGCACCCAGCGGCAGTGCTCAGGCAGCCGAGCCTGATGCGCCGGGTGAAGATTGACTGGGCACGGATTGCGCAGAGGGCAATAGGTGTGCACGTGGAGCCCCCGGAGCGAACGTTGCTTGTGGCTGGGATTGATGTCGCGTGGGAAGTGGTTTGGTCCATGGCCCACGAGGCACACAGGAACCCGTGTGCACTCAGTGTGGACATCGAGACACTGCCGGATAAGGGCGTCATCACATGCATTGGCTTCGCGTGGAGTGCCACGTATGCGGTTACGATCTCGTTGTACTATCCGGACTATGCGAGTGGGATGGTGGTTGGGGACATGGTCGAAGCGGAAACGTTGTGTAAGTACCTGCTCTGCTCTCCGGGGCCGAAGGTTGTGCAGAATGGTGTCGGGTATGACCGTGCATGGGTGAGGAAGAAACTGGACACGGATCTGTGTGGACGGATCTATGACACACGTTGGATGCACCACAGCATGTACCCGTCGGATGGTGGGGATGATTACGTGGGCCGGAGTGGGTTCGTTGGTGAGGATCATGGGCTCGCGTACTTGGCCAGTGTGTATACGGCTGAGCCGTACTGGAAGGATGAAGCCAAGGACAGTGATCGTCGAACGCAGCTTAGGTACAACGGCAAGGACTGCGCTGTGACGTATGAGATTTGGGAAGCCTTGTGTAAGGAACTTGTCGAGCGCGGACAGTGGGAGTACTACGTCGAGGCGTATGAGAGCCTGTACGATGTGCTTGGCGACCCGGAGCATCTGGGTGGCGGCGTGCGTATGGATCTTGTGCGGCGCAAGACGAAGCTGGCGCAGTTGACTACGGAGACTGTGGAGTTGATGGCTCGGCTGGATGGGCTTGGTGGCGGGGACCCGGTAAGGCTGGCGACACTGGAGACACTGTTCGCTGGGGAGTACAAGGGCAAGCGGGGAAAGGAATTCACGCTCCTGCGCGCGGAGCTAAAGGACCTGCGTGCAAAGAGCATCTTTGGCTCCGGTGGTGGGATCAGCTATCCGAAGGTCATTGAGTTTCTTCAGGTGACGTGTGGTATTACGTTGCCGAAGAAGCGTGGGAAGGACGGAAAGGCTACGGATGAAGTTACGCTTAGGCAGGTATACTTGCGCACGAAGGCTAATCCGATTGCACAGGAAGCGATACCGCTGATTCTAGGGTATCGGAATGTGACTAAGCAGGGGACGTTTTTGGCGGAGAAGAACTTTGATTCTGACGGGTATGTCCGGTGTACTTATACGCTGCTCCCGGAGACTGGCCGCCTGTCCAGCCAGTCCAACGCCTTCGGCACCGGGACGAACTTGCAGAACATCATGCGGGAGGTCCGGGATGTGTTCACTGCGGACCCGGGGCATGTGTTGCTGGAGGTAGATTTGTCCACAGCGGAAGATCGTGTGGTCAAGATGCTTACGCGTGATCCGGCTATGCGCAAGCTGGCCCAGACGCCGCCGTGGGAACTGGACCAACACCGGTACAACGCCGCGTGTATGTTCAACAAGGCTGAGTCTGAGATCACACGGGATGATCGAGAACTGGCCAAGCGGACGTGTCACGGGACGAGCTATGGCATGTCTCCGGCAAGGATGTCGGAGGTCTGGCTTAAGGAATCTGAAGGCAAGCTGGTGCGCACGGCGAAGGAATGCGAGGGTTTGCAACAGTTGTACGTGAACCGTGTCATGCCGCAGTTGCTCGCGTGGCAGGCGGAGATTCGCATGGAGATCATGCAGTATCGGTGCTTGTCGAATCCATTTGGCCGTGTGCTGGATCTGACATGGGAGCGTCTGGACGATGAAACGTTCAAGCGCGGGTATGCTTTCAAGCCGCAGTCGATTGTCGGGATGCTGGTGAATAAGTTTGGCCTCAGGCCAGTATGGGAGCGGCTGCGTGGGGACTTGGTGTATACTGGTGCGCGTGTGGCGATCCAGTTGCACGATGCGTTGTATCTGAGTACGCCTCCGGAGCATGTGTATGACTTGGCGCTGATGTGTCAGCAGGCGCTGGAGAAGCCGGTACTGTACTACGGGCACCCGATGACAATCCCGGTGTGTTTCAAAGTGGGCCTGCGTTGGGGCAAGGGTGTGGAATGGAAGCGATTGCCGAGCAGGGCTGAGATGCTGGCTGTGGCGATGGAGGCGGTGAAAGCGTGATCTACGGTACGAATCTTAAGGACTTGTACATTGCCCATGTGGGTATTAGTGAAGTCCCTCCGGTGTTTCATGAATTCTGTTTGTACAGTCTTGTTGCAGCCTGCGCTGGGGACCGCGTAGGGTACAAGTATATCCCAGAGGCCATGACGGTCCCGGCGATCTACGTGTTTCTTGTGGGACCCAGTGGCTACGGGAAGAACGAGTCCATTGCGCAGGCGAGGAAGTTCGTGTCGATCTTGCCGACGGTGCCGTTGTATGAAGGGCGGATCAGTGGCCCGGCATTGATGCGGGAGATCGGGAATGCCCAGACGAATGTCGCCGGGAATGACCCGACACCGAAGCTGTGGCTTGTAACACCGGAGCTTAGCTTTAGTCTTGGCGAAGGTCCAAAGGCCATGGACTTCATTAAGATCGTGACGGAGACTTTCAGCATGGCCGGGAAGTCTATCACGGTGAAGGATAGTACGTTGACGTATGGACAGGCGACGATTGTCAAGCCGTGCTTGAACTGGCTCGCCGGGACTACGGTCAAGTGGCTCAAGCGTAGTGTGACACAGGACGATGTCGAGGCTGGGTTCGGTAGCCGTGTCTTCATGGTCTACGTGGAACCGAATTACGGGTACGATAATCGAGTCGTGCGGCCGATTATTCCGGAGAACTATTGGGAATTGCGTGATGCCATTCAGGCACGCTGTGAGCATATCACGCGCCTGAGTGGGGATTTCAGTATGACTGTGGCTGCACGGCAGGTTGAGGAGGTCTGGTACATGTCTCGCCCGGCACCAAGGTCGGAGTTGGTGGCCGCGTGGTGGCAGCGGGAGAAGGAACTGTGTCTGAAGATGGCGATGATTCTCAGCTTGTGCGAGCGGGATGACTTGGTCATTACGGACAGGCATGTGGCGGACGCACAGACGGTCGTGGGCCGTGCTGGGCGCAGCTTGGAGCTACTGATTTCGCAGGCGGAGCTTAGCGTGGATCACAGTGGGATTGACCATATCGCGCAGGCGATCCGAAGGTCCGGTGTGCTGCCGCATGAGCGGGTCTTGCGCATTGCGATGAGGCAAGGGATTACGGCTGGAAGGCTTGCGGAGATCATGCGGACATTGGCCGAGGCTGGACAGGTCCGTGCGTTGAATAAGCAAGGCAAGGCGTTGGAGACTTGGCGCGGGTCGTTTTACGAGTGGAACGCGACGCACGGAGCCATGCCGACGGATATTGATACTGCCAGCGAGGACGTCTAGGTGTGGGCACTTGGGCTGCTGGTGTGCAGTGTGCTCTGGTACATGGCCACGCACCCGGTGGAAATGTTCGGGTACGTGGCCTTGGCGTGGGTGTGTCGAAGGTTATTCGCCCATTGGTAGACTGGGGCCAGAGGATTCGCTCTTGCGACGTTCTTCCATTTCGAGCTTGTTCGTCCGACCGCTTTCGTCCATGTGGATGATGTTGCGCAGGGCCGCTTGGGTCATGGCGGTACCGGTGGAAGCCCAGTTCAGTCGGGTCGATTGTATGTAGAGCGGGTCTTGGAGTTGCGCAGCGACACGGAGGAGCTTTTCAATGTGTCGTGGGCTGGACATGAGCTTGGCAAGGCCAAAGGGGAGACCGATTGCGCCGCCACCGAAGACGATTGCACCAAGAGGGCCGCCGAGGGCAGCGGTTGTGGCGGTACCTGCGGCGACGCTGCTAAGTTGGATCGGTAGATTAGCTGCACCACGCAGGGCGGTCTGGGCTTGGGATGCCGCACGGAAGGACAAGGTCTCGACGCCCTTGGCTCCAGCAGGACGAGCGTGGATGTCGTCGACGTAACCCATCAATTCAATCAGGTCCCTGTAGAGCTTTCGGTCCTGCATAACGAGGTGAAAGCGTTGAGGGCCTCCACGAGTTAGACCGTGTGCGAAGCGTTCCGGATTGAGCGTGCTGACGCCGCCGATGACCTCAGTTGCATCGTCGATGATGCGTTGCAGGTAGTTGATCTGGTAGCCGCGCACAGCGACAGCGCGCAGTTGGCGTGCGTTGGCGTCGTCCAGCCGGGCAATGATGGCACTGGCGCTGGGGTTCGTAGCGAGCGCGGCACGCACGGTGTCCGCGTCCATGTTGCCGACGAAGCGCCGGATGGTCTGGATTGGCGTCATCTGGAAAGTTCGAGTCACGGCACGCACGGCTTCGATGTTGTCAGTCTTGTACATGACATCTGCGAGGCTGCTGGTCTGGCCTCCGGGGTTCGATGCAGCTTCGATCAAGGTCTGGGCAAGGGCGTTGTTTTCGCCGCCGCTGAGGCCGCGCATACGTGTGCGATGGACAGCGCTGCGGGCTTTCCACGCTTGAAAGGCTTTGGGGTTGCCGCCGGGGCCGAAGGCCGGGGGCGGTGTGGGCGGTGGTGTCGGGATGGCCGGAGGCGGCGGCTGGGAGCCGCTGGTCCACTGTTGGCCTTGCATGGCCGGTGGCGGGTAGGCTGTGGCCTGTCTCTTATACACATCTCCGAGCCCAC